TACGCTACTGACCCATATTTAACATTTCCCAACGCCTTTTTAACAACCGCTAACAGACTTTGGCACGCTTTTTGCTATGGGTCGCCCTTATCGTTTTTTAACATTTCGCACCCGACTTTGGCACGGTTTTTGTTATGCGTGTGCGCCCGTGAAATTGTTTCACGTGGAATACAACACCAAGAGTTAAGAAGAGTTAAAACGAAAATAATTTGTGCGCTTATGTTTGTATGTTAGAAAAAAGTTGTATCTTTGCAGTGTTCAATTAAACATTTTGAAATTATGAAAGAGTTTATACAACATTTCAGAGAGCTCCCGAAAGAAACAATTAAAGAAGTTGCAATGCGTGTTATGATTTTCGCCGTATGTGGCGCGATATTGTTTTTATCTGCAATCTTGCAGGGTTGCACCATTTCAAAGGGTACAACGGTACATGGCAAGGCTACAATAGTAACAACCGATACAACGGTAGTCAAACACAACGGTATGTTGAAATTTAAGAAGTCTATGTTTAACAATTAAAAGTTTACTACAATGAACGAAGAAAAAAGAAACTCATTTGACGAGTTTTCGTTTGCCGCTTTGTCGGCTTTGGGCAGCCTTATGGCGTGTAACGAAGTTTGCCGCAACCAACGGGCAGTAATGAAAATAAACCGCTTTCGTGCGTGGCTTATGGACTTGAATCCGCAACCCGAACTGAATTTGCCGTTTGACGGCGAACCGCAAGGACAGGCAGCCGAATAACAAATAACAAGAAGTTTAACAATTAAAAGATTACTACAATGAAAAGTTTTGCAAGTAAATTTAACAAGACAACTTTCGGTATTGACACAACCGATTTTCAGTACACCAGGTTAGTCGATATTTTCAAATCTGAAAATGAGGGCGGCAAAGATGTGATACACAACATTAACGGGCTTTATGTCCACAAATCACAATTAGGCGACAGCCCTGTAATTATTGATGAGGAAAACAAACGGTTGGTGAACCTACCAAGCCACACCGCCGAAACGGTACGTGAAATTCTTGCCGATGATGAGGCGGTACAAACTATCAAAGACGGCAAAGTCGGGTACACGATTTACGAGTACGAGAGCCACGGCAAGAAGTGTTACTCTATTTCGTTTGTGGACTTGTAAGAGTTTGGAAAGTTATGTTTAACTTTGTAGGGGTTGCAATGTTTGTAACCCCTATTTAATATAACAGCGTTATGGCAAAGTTAGGTTTCAAGATTAAATTTACAAAGTCTGTATTTGGAGCAACCCAACGGGAGAAAATCAAAAAAGAGATATTGCAAGCCGTGGAAAGCAGCCCCAAATATAGAAAAGAGATTGCAAGGGTTTTCCAAATGGCGAACCGCCGAATACAGAATATAGAGCAAACCGGACAACTTTCGCCTGCCGTGCAAGCGTTAAACAAAGGCGATGTAAAAGGGTTTACCAAGTTTTCAATGAAAGGCGATTGGAACACCCTAAAAATTGAGTACGGCAAGGCGATTTCGTTTTTACGCCAGCCGACCAGTACGGCGCAAGGTTCAAGGCAGTATGGGCAACACCTGCAACGTATGTACGATTTAACGCCCGATGAGTATAACCTTATGGCAAGGAACTTGCAGGGCAAGTTAAACAGCGTTTCGGATAGTGATTTCGTGGAACGGTATTTGATGAGGTACAAAGATTTCACGGGCGAAATGGAGCAAAGTGCAAGCGATATAAGCACCCAAATAGAAAGTGAAGCGCAAAGCATATCACGGGCAATTGATGCCGAGATAGAAAGGCAGGCAAATGAAGTTGCGGGCGTAATGGAGGATATCCAAAACGATATAGAGCGCATTTTGAGCAACTTTAATAAGTTTGGGTTATGAAAAAAATACCTTTTGAGTTACAAGAAAGAATAAACAGCCCGACCGAAATAACCGAAATACTGAAAGCCGCCGTAAATGAAAAAAACATTATCGGAAACAGCAAGGGCGAAAGGTTTTACAACATACCGTGTGCCTTTGATATTGAAACAACAAGTTTTTACCGTGATACGGACGGACGGGCGTACACATACGAGCAAGCGCAACGTATGCAGGACAGCAACGGGCGCAAGGCGAAATTAGAGAAAGCCGCAATAATGTACGTTTGGCAGTTTGGCATAAACGGATATACAATAATGGGGCGCACGTGGGGCGAGTTTGTCACGATGATTCAAACCGTAAGCGAGGTTTTGCAACTGAATGACAAATTACGTCTTATTGTGTATGTGCATAACCTTTCATACGAATTTCAGTTTTTGCGCAAGTGGTTTGAGTGGCAACGGGTTTTCAGTATTGATCTGCGCAAACCAATTTATGCGATAACAACGGGTAACATTGAGTTTCGTTGTAGTTACTTGCTTTCGGGTTATTCGCTTGTAAAGTTGGGCGAGCAACTTATGAAATACAAGTGTGCAAAAGCCGTTGGCGATTTGGACTACCGGCAAATAAGGCATAGCGAAACGCCGTTGACTGATGTGGAAATACATTACTGCATAAACGATATTAAAGTAGTTATGTGCTATATACAGGAACGTATCGAGGAAAGCAGGGGGATAACGCACATACCGATAACAAAGACGGGGTTTGTGCGCAAGTATTGCCGTGCACATTGTTTGCGTGAAAAGAGCTATGCAGAAAAGACCGTACCAAATTGGGATTACATAAACTTGATGAGGGAACTACAAATAACGGGTATGAATGAATTTAATATGCTGCAACGGGCGTTTGCAGGCGGTTTCACACACGCAAACGCCGAATATACAGACGAAATAATGTACAACGTGGATAGTTACGACTTTACAAGCAGTTACCCGTATGTAATGATAGCGGAAAAATACCCGATGTCGCAAGGCGTTGCGATAACGGTTAAGAGCATGGCGCAATTTGAGTTTTTAATATCAAAGTATTGTTGCGTGTTCGATATTGAGTTTACCAACATATTTGCCGGAGAAACGCAAGACAACCCGATAAGTGCAAGCAAATGTTTTGTGAAAGAAAACCCGTGCGAGAATAACGGGCGCATTGTGGCGGCTTCAAAAATTGCGCTTACAATTACGGACGTGGATTTTAATATAATCAAAAACTTTTATACGTGGGAAAGTATGCGAGTGGGTGAAATGTATTGTTACAAGAAAGAGTATTTGCCGACACCGTTTGTAAAATCTATCCTGCATTTGTACGAGAGCAAGACGAAATTAAAAGGCGTTGAGGGCAAAGAAGTGGAGTACCTGAACAGCAAGGAAATGTTAAACAGTTGTTACGGTATGAGTGTTACCAACCCTTTGCGTGATGAATTTACATATAACGGCGAATGGGATATTAACTCAATGACAACCGAACAAAAACAAGAACTTTTATACAAGTACAACACCAGCAAAAACCGTTTCTTGTTTTACCCGTGGGGCATTTTCGTAACCGCATACGCACGGCGCAACCTTTTCACAGGCATACACGAAGCAAAAGACGATTACATATACAGCGACACCGACAGTATTAAAATAATGAACGGCAAAGCGCATGAAGCGTATTTCAAGGCTTATAATATGCAGGTGCAAATGAAATTGCGTGCCGCCTGCAAGTACCACGGTTTGCCGTTTTCGCTTTGCGAGCCGCGAACGATAAAAGGCATAACAAAGACTTTGGGCGTGTGGGATTTCGAGGGCACATATACAAGGTTTAAGACTTTGGGATCTAAACGCTACATGGTACAAGAACCGAACGCTCTCAAAGCAAACGGACGGGCATACGATTTCAGTTTAACCGTTTCGGGTGTGAACAAAAAAGCCGCTATTCCGTACCTTATTGAAAAGTACGGCGAAAACGGGATATTTGATGCGTTTACCAACTATTTGGATATACCGCCGCAAGCAACGGGCAAAAACATACATACGTACATAGACTACGAGATACAAGGCGAGATAACCGACTACAAAGGCAGCACGGCGCACTACAACGAACGCACGGGCGTACATTTAGAGCCAACGGGGTACAGCCTTTCCATTTCAGTTATGTACATAAACTATTTGCGAGGTATTAAATTTAAGGACTAAAATAAAAGAGTTATGACAGCAAGAAAGACAAAGACAGACAAGCCGAAATTTTACGACTTGAAAGCGATTTTAAGCAAGAACGCCGATTATAACGTGATATTTGGCGAGCGTTCCAACGGCAAGACTTATGCAGCCTTAAAATATGGTTTGGAAAACTATATCAAGACGGGCAAACAAATGGCGTATATACGCCGTTGGCGTGAGGATTTGAGGGGTAAACGTGCCGAAAGTCTGTTTGCAAACCACGTCGCAAACGGGCTTATTGAGGAACTGACAGAGGGCAAATTTAATGAAGTGTTTTATATATCGAACAAATGGTTTTTATCTTACTACGATGTAGAGAAAAACAAACGGACACCCGACCCGACCCCGTTTTGTTACGGCTTTTGCCTTTCAGAGCAGGAACACGAAAAAAGTAGCAGTTACCCGAATGTCACAACGTTAGTATTTGATGAGTTTTTGACACGGCGGTATTATTTACCCGATGAGTTTATGTTGTTTATGAACTTGTTAAGCACGATAATACGCCAGCGCAACGATGTTAAGGTTTTCATGTTGGGGAACACGGTAAACAAGTTTTGCCCGTACTTTACGGAAATGGGTTTGAAGCAAGTGCATTTCATGGAGCAGGGAACGATAGATATATACCGCTTTGGCGAACACGGCGCAATAGTGGCTGTTGAGTATTGCAGTAGCACCGTACAACACAAAGCAAGCAACAAGTATTTTTGTTTCGATAACCAAAACTTGCAGATGATAACAGGCGGCAAATGGGAACTTGCAGTTTACCCACATTTGCCGTGCAAGTACAAGCCGCAAGACGTGTTGTTTGTGTACTATATCAAGTTTAACGATGTTGTTTTGCAGGGTAACATTATTCAAGTAGGCAACGAATGTTTTACGTACATACACGCCAAAACAACCCCGATAAAAGATGAGGAAAACCGCCTTATTTATTCGCTTGAAATGAACGGCAAACCGAACTACAAACGCAAGTTGTTAAGTACGGCAAGTTATGTTGAACAACAAGTCGCACGGTTTTTCGCAATAGACAAAGTTTTCTACCAAGATAACGAAGTCGGCGAGATAGTACGCAATTATTTAATTACGAGCGCAAAGACAAACATTGTTTCGTTGAAATGAAAATAACGGGCGGTTTGGTGCAAATTTCGTACCAACCGACCGTTTTACGAAATAAATGCCTATCTTTGCAAGTAGTAACTAAATTATAACGATATGGACGCAAATACTATTATTCAAATCATTTCAAGTTTAGGTTTTCCAATTGTGATGTGTGGCGCATTGTTTTGGTATATGGTGAAACAAAGGCTGTCGCACCAAGAAGAAACGGAACACCTAAAAGACACGATTGCGGAAAATACGAAAGTGTTAGCCGAACTTACAACCCTAATTAAAGTTTTGACAGATGAAAAGGACAGATAACATTTACAAGTTGTACCAAGCGCAAATACGTGACAAAGACACCGCCGTCACTGAATTTATTGCAAACACGTTGGCGAAAACTCAAAGTATGTTTTCTTATGAGGGTTTGCCCGACAGCATACCGCAAAAAGAATTGGAGCGGCTTTTGCAGACAACGGGCAACGCTTTTGTTACCAGCGTGGACGGGGTTTTGTATGCGCTTTCGGGCGGCAAAGGAGGCGAACCCGATGTTTACGGACGGGCAACGCTTTACACCGTGGCGAACCCTGCATTAAAGTTAAACAAAACCTACGATATACAGAAAGACGGGGTTTTGATTGAGAATGACAGCAACGGAGAAAGCATTTTGCCGCTGATAGGGCGTTATGCCGTCTTGCATACTGACGGGCTTATTTCGTTGAACACCGCCAGCATTTTAACCCGTATTACAATGCTGATAAGTGCCTGCGATGACAAGACGAAACAGAGTGCCGAAGAATTTTTGAGCAAGATACAAGACGGCGAATTTTCAATTATCGGGGAAAACGCATTTTTCAAAGGCGTAAATATGCAGACAGCCCCGACCACAAACAGCGTGTATATTACACAACTTATTGAACTGATACAATACTACAAAGCGAGTATGTACAACGAATTGGGGCTAAACGCAAATTACAACATGAAACGGGAACGCCTCAATTTGGGCGAGGTATCAATGAATGTTGATGTACTTTTGCCGTATGTGGATAATATGCTAAAAGAAAGACACAATGCAGTTGAGAAAATTAACGAAATGTTCGACACCGAAATTTCGGTTAAACTTGCTTCAAGTTGGGGTTTGGAAAGAGATAATTACAACGCTTTGGCGGCTGATTTGGAAACGGCAAAGGAAAACCCCGACCCGACAGAAGAACCCGAACCGACAGAGGAAACAACCGAAACAGACGGGAACAATACCGAAACAGAGGAAACAGAAGAAACGAAAGAAACGGAAACGGAAACGGACGGTAACGACACCGAAACAGAGGAAACAGAAGAAAACAAAGACGATAAGCAATGAAATACAGCGAACTATTTACAAAGGGTAACGGGATATTCGCAACCGTTTTCAAGACTGAATACCCTACCGAGTACGCCGCAATTTTCGGCGATACCGACCCGACCAAGTTAGACGATTACGCCTTACTGATGTACGGCGGCAAGACTGTTGTAAGCAGCATAACCAGCGGCAACGCAAGCGATGTTGTTTCGGCGGTGATTGGGGTAAACGTGCAAGGTTGGGAACGCGAAGCGGCGGCGATGTTAGCCGATTACGATGTACTGACACCCGTAAAGGGGCAAATTGAACGGACGGAAACCGTAACTTTGCGGGAAAGCACCGACAACACCGAAACGGGAGCAAACAAGGCGTTCAACGATACCGATTTTTCAGACAGCGACCGAAAGACCGCAAACGATGAGAGAAACCGCACAGAGGAACGCCAAACAACCGAAACCAGCAAAGGAACGGGCGCAGGCGGATCAATTTCAAGTGAAATTGCGAAAGAATTGCAGTTAAGGCGTGATAATTGGAGAAAAAACATTATCTTTGCACTTGTAAGAGAATTAACAACGAGTATTTACGAATAACTAATTTTAATTTTTAGCAATATGGAAGTAAAACAGATTTTCAAGCTTATTAATGACGTATCGGGTGATGTGTTGGGGCGTAATGATATTGTCGCCGAAGACCTTACGGGCATTGTGGATTTAGGCACGGAATTGTTTAACCAAAATGCGATTGGCAGTTACATAAAATCACTTGTAAACCATATCGGCAAGGTGATTTTCGTAAACCGACCTTATGTGGGCAAAGTGCCGAGCGTTTTAATGGACGCGTGGGAGTTTGGCAGCGTATTGGAAAAAATAAGTGCCGATGTTCCCGAAGCCGAGGAAAACGACACGTGGAGCTTGACGGACGGGAAGACCTATTCGCAAGACGTGTTTCACAAACCGACCGTTTCGGCAAAGTTTTTCAACTCAAAGGTTACGTTTGAAGTGCCCGTATCAATCACCGAAAGGCAGGTTAAGGAAAGTTTCAGCAACGCCGCACAACTTAACGGCTTTATTTCGATGATTTATGCGGCCGTTGAAAAGTCAATGACTATCAAGGCAGACGCCTTGATAATGCGTACAATTAACAATATGATTGCGGAAACCGTGTTGGCTGATTCGGTTGCGTTTGGCGGTAGTGCAGGCGACTTAACCGATGCCACCCTTTCAAGCGCAAGCACTGCAAGATGTGTGAACCTTTTGAAGTTGTACAACGACAAGACAGGGGCAGAAACACCGCTTACGGCTGCAAAGGCGATAACCGACCCTGATTTTATCCGCTTCGCGTCTTACGTAATGGGAACTTACGCCGACCGTCTCCAAAGCATTTCCACCGTGTTCAATGTTGGTGGCAAGGAGCGTTTCACGCCGAAAGATATGTTACACGTTGTACTTTTGTCAGACTTTGCAAAAGCAGCGCAAACCTATCTTTATTCGGACACGTTCAACCGTGGCGATGTGCTTTTGCCGCAAACCGAAACCGTACCTTTTTGGCAGGGCAGCGGAAAGAACTACGAGTTTGCCGACACGGGACATATCACCGTTAAGGAAAGCACGGGTAAAAGCGTGGACATTTCGGGCGTGTTGGGCGTAATGTTCGACCGTGACGCGTTGGGCGTTTGCAATCTTGACAGACGGGTAACAACGAACTACAACGCAAAGGCAGAGTTTTTCAACAACTATTACAAGTTTGACGCAGGGTATTTCAACGATACAAACGAAAACTTTGTAGTATTCTTTATTGAGTAACTCAATAAGTATTAGATTGTTTAACTTTGGGCGGTGTGGGTGCATGTGAAAGCGCACCGCACCGCCTTTTTTCTTTGCAGATATGACAACGATAAACTTTTATTCATACAACGGACACCCCAACACGGTAAACAAGCAGTTGGGCGAATTTACGGCGATTGGGGGCGATTTGCGGCAAACTTTCGATGTGTTGCGCCCGACCGTAACACTACGAAAGCAACCCCGACCGACTTTCAATTATTGTTACATACCCGATTTAGGGCGTTTTTATTTCGTGGATAGGGTAAGTTTTGAGGGAAACAACGCCTACGAACTTACGTTGCGTGTTGACGTGCTTAAAACCTACGAAAGCGAAATTTTGGCGGCAACGGTGCGTGTATCTGAAAGCGACAACCCCGATCCGTATATTTCCAACCGTGAAACGGTTTACAAGCGCACCCCGAATTTTGAGAAAGTGCCTTTTGCAAATACGGGATTACTGAATGAAACGGGTGGAATTATTATGGTGACATTAAAAGGAACTTAAAATTAAATTTTACAAATATGGCAACATGGACTAAACCTCCGTTTACAGGGCAAAACAACGTACCTAACACAGTATACACGGATAACAGCGATTACGATGCGGAAACGCTGAATTTCGTGCTTACGTGCGATAATGGATATATATTTGACGGGCAACCGACATTCAAATATCGGAACGGTAATACAGGCTTATTTGAAACCGTTACGGGAGTGTTAAGTGAAAACGACACCGTAGCCACGTTCACGGGAACAGGGTATTACGATAGTAGCGAGGTTGTAATAAATGGAAACACCAAGAATAAAGAAGAACCAAAGGTATATTTTAAAGTTACCACAGGTTTAACAAATTGTACGGGTGTGAATATTCCCGAACAATACGAGGCGGACACGGAAGTGACAATAACGCTAAAAGCCAACGCAAATGCTGAATTTGTAAGCGATGAAACCCACCGCCCCGTTGTGCAACTTTATAACCAATATGGTGATTTTACAGTGTTTCCGATGAATATAAGCGAGGATAAGAAAACCGCAAGTTTAACCATATTGTTAGACACTGAACAATACGACCCAAGCAATGGCGTTTACATAGGAGCGGACGCCGAAGTTACCAGCGTAATAGGTGAACATTACGGTGCAATTAATGTGTATTTGGTAACGCTTGATGATTTGGAAGCCTTTTCTAAAAAGCGGTTTTTCCGTGAAACGGGTACAGACCCAAGTACGGGCGTTGAAATATACGAAAACATTGATTTAGGCGAATATGTTAACCGAATAAAGCGTATTTATACGAATATAAATTCAAAGGGGCAAGACATTATACGATGCGGCAATTACAACACGGAAGTAAACGCCAATATACCCGAAACGGACAAAATAACGCTTGACTTTGGCACGGCGGTTGTACCAGCGCACAATGAGGATAACACCGACTACGAAAGCGAAATACAAATTTTCTTGCCGTTTGCGGGGTTTGTAAACCTTAACAACGCTTATGCGGGGAAAACGATAGCTTTGCAGTACGTTATAAACGTGGTAACGGGCAACGGGGTTGCGCTTTTGTCCTGCAACGGCGTTGTATTTCAAGTTGAGGAAACAGATCCAAGCAGCGAAATAATATACCTTTCACCAAGCACCCAAGTTAAAACCGTGGGCGGCGATGATTGGAACGAAATGTTATATTACGGCTTAGAACCTTACATTTACTGCAAGTGGTATGAGAGCGCAAGCAACGGGCGAAACACCGACCGACAAACGGGCATTTTAGGCGATTTCAGAGGGTTTAATATGTTCGATGATGTTACACCCATACACACCGCCGAAATGCTGACAGAGGAACAAGAAATGATATACACGGCTTTATCTGACGGCGTTTATATTGAGTAACTGCAAGGCAGGATAAAAAGAAAGGCGGCAACTTGATTGTTACCGCCTTTTCTTTTGCTTTCTGATTGTTATTTGTCCTGCAATGTTTCAACGCCCGTTAAACCGATGTACAAGTTTGTATCACGATTAAACACGATTTGATTTTCCAGCATATCGGCAAGCGTTTGCATACTTTCGGCAACGCTTTCAAGGTTTGTGCGAATTTCGGGCGCATTTACCGCCAAAAACTCAATGTGTTTCTTACTTTGCAATACCAAGTTTTGCATTGCTTTTAACACTTTCTGATTTTCAAAAATTAAATCTGTCGTTTTCATTTTATAAAGTATTTAATTGTTTAACACTATGCAAATGTACACATTTTATTTTACCTGCAAGCGGTTTGCGTGTTATTTTGTGTTAAATTATTCTTTTAACTTTGTTTAACAATGTATTCCACGTGAAACAATTTCACGGGCGCACACGCATAACAAAAACCGTGCCAAAGTCGGGTGCGAAATGTTAAAAAACGATAAGGGCGACCCATAGCAAAAAGCGTGCCAAAGTCTGTTAGCGGTTGTTAAAAAGGCGTTGGGAAATGTTAAATATGGGTCAGTAGCGTA